ATTGCGTTCAATATATTCTTTGAAGCAAGCTTAAAGTCCGTAAGTGCATTAGGGTCTAACGACGAAGCATAATTTGCCGCTTGAGTAAATTTTTGAGATTGATCTGTTGCATCCCTAACAAGTTGAGGCGCAGCAATGATTGCATCAGAACCAGCTTTATAAAAAGCCGTGTTTGCAGCCTGTTCTTGCGGAGTTGGGCTACGATTCGATACGGGGGCAGGTTGGGTTCCCTGGCCCGGTGCAGGAGCAACAGAAGGCGCGCCCACTGGTTGAGGTTCTTGCTGCTGGGAAAGAATATCCTTACGAACATATGATTGCGATCCATCAGGATTCGTAACCAAAACAAAATCATATTTAGCTTTTTGTCCTTCTTGTGCGCCGCTTACTAAACCAGCAGATTTTGCTGCGGCTTCAGGCGATCCAGAAACAGCTTCAGCACCAATAATTTTACCGCTTGCATCACGTACAAACTGTTGCCCAACTGGAAGATTTGGAACTTGCATATTTTCATTTGATGGATTGTTTTTATCAACAAGCAAACCGTTTACATTGATCAAATCTGGCTGAGTCAGTTTTGCAATTTCAATGTAAGGCGATGGGTCAATCCCATTTTGCCTAGCAAACTCGACCACCCTTACAAGGCTAGGCGCGTCCATACGCATGGCCTGTTGCGGGGTAGGCATTGCTGCTTGAGCGGTTTCAACAGGCGGCATGGCCGTAGGTCCAGCCATCAAGGCATTTGCTATTGCAGCGCCTGGCGCGGGCTGTGACGGGGCTGCAACAGGTTGGGCTGCCATAGGTGCGGGTTGAGCAACTGAAGGCATAGCGGCTGGTTCTGAAGTGTTTACGCTGGACTCTAAAGCGGTATATTGGTTAGGCACGGGCGCAGGAGCGCGCGCAGTGGGCGTACCGCTTAATGCATTAGGGTTTCCACCAAGGAAATCACCCAAGGCAGAATAAGCTTGGTTTTGCCGTTGCTCAACCCCTTTTCTCTCTTTTAAAATATCGGCTTGCTGCTTTGCACCCATATACGTTTGCAGCACTTTGGCTAGGGCCGAGAACGGCGAGATAGGAGACTGGATGCCCTTATACGAGCCAACCTCAATAGGCTCAGCACCTTGAGCCGCAAGGGCTTCAGCAATCTTCTGACGGCGCTGAAGTTCGGCAAGTTGGGACGCGGGACTGGTAAGGTTGACTGTGGCCATTTTACGATCCTGCAAACATGTTTTTTAGAAAGTCCATAGAAGGCTTAGGCTTGTTGATCTGATTTCCGGTAATGGCGTCAAGCGCACCACCGCCCGTATAGTTCGTGTCGCCAACGGACATACCTGTATTGCCCATAGCCTTGTTCAAGATGGCGTCCTTTTGCCTTGCGCCCATATAAGACTGCAAGACCTTGGCAATAGCTTCACCGCCCGATACAGGGGCCTGAACGCCCTTATAGGACTGAATATCAATAGGCGCAGCACCAGCCACTTGCATGGCTTGGGCGCGATCCAAGCGGGCCTGTTCTTCGGGCGTAAGGGCCATGCCCGCAAGGTTGACATTCTGGTTAAGCATCACAGGATTCCGTAATTAACCATCTTGAAGCCGCTAGCATGTTCAGCAACAGCCTCTGGCATAATTTGTTCAACTTCTTGAGCAAGCACACCAATCTCGTGCCGATCAAAAATATCGTATTCATAAATGCCAAAGCCGCGCTCATGCGTCCCAATACGCTCGATATTGGACTTGAGGCGAACATCACTAAACGCCATCGCCGCAGTACCTGCCAAGCTTGTAAGCCCTTGCATATTAGCATTGGCCGCGCCTTGCTTGATACCATACAAATCCATAGCCGCTTGATTCTGAGCTTGGACGCCTTGAAACACAGGAGCCGCAGCAACATTAGCGCCCGTATAAGCTTGGAACTGCGGGTTTTGAATTTGCGAACCAGACATAAGGGCCGTGACCTCATTGATAGGCTGATTGCGCAAAGCCATTTGTTGAGCCAAAGATTGTTGCAAAGCCGTATTGCCAAACTGGCCCGATTGTAAGGCTTGGTTATAGCCTTGGTTATTAGCCGCCATATCAAGGTTAAGGCCCTGTAAGGCTGCTTGTTGCAACATATCGTTCTGCTGCTGGCCTTGGGTACGCATGGCATTGTTATATGCCTCACTGCCAGGCGTAATGCCTTGGTTGGCAAGCTGTTGCGCCATAGCCGCTTGCTGCTGCTGAATCTGAGGCTGAAGCCTAGCCATGATGGCTGCTTGGCCCGTCGTTCCTGCATTGACAGGCATAGCCGCAACGCCAGACGTATTAAGCCCCGTTTGTATGTTTGGCAGATTAGGATTGAAGCTTTGGCTTAAAGTGTTTTGTGCATTATTGATGCCAGTTTCACCAAGGTTGGCAAAACTATGTTGAACGCGCTGCTGCGCTTCCAGCGTAGCTTGCGCTTCAGGCGTAAGCGTCTGGGTTACAGTTGCTTGAGGATTTCCACCTGGCGCACCCGTATCAGACCAGGTTACGTTTTGATTGCCGTAAGGGCTTACAATATTAGGATTGCTAATAACCGCAGTTTGAGTTGCCGCATTTTGGTTGGCAACACCCTGCGCGGTTGCGGCAGCAGCATAATCGGGCGCGGCGGGCGCTTTAGGGCTATGAAAACACATTTTATTCTCCCTCGTACCTATACATTTTGCTAACCAAGCTATAACCAGCGCGGTCCATTGCGGCGGGCAACTTATTGTTTACAACAAGATGAGCCGCAAATACATCCTCTATGCCGCAAACCTGTAAATGCTTTGCAGCAAACCTTAACAGGTTGCTAATTTCATGTGTCCCACGATGTTCCGGTAACACATAAAAGAATGAATCTGTTGCCGTCAAACATCCAAAGAACGGACAATCCGTAATCCTATAACCGACATGGCCGCATAGTTTGCCTAGGTCGTCACGCATAGTGTAATAGGCAAACTGCCCGGCCTTTTCCAAGGCTTCCACAGCCTTCCAATTAGCCCTAAACTTTTTCTTACCGAAAAGTTCTTCCCAATGCATCGTGACAAACATGGCACATTCAGTGGAACAATCAGCAAACTTTTCATTTGCAAAAATCATACGCCCGCCCATCCTTGCTGATACACTATGTCTGTCGAGGCCCATTGAACCTCAATGCCAGAACTTAGCGTTTTAAATTGGATGCCGCCACAATATCCTATTCCGGTAATGCCAAGCCAAACATTGGAAACGCCATTGTTAGCGCCCCAATAACTATTGTCCCATGTTGCTGTATCCCATCCAGCATACGCAGTTGGCGTAAATGCAACGGGCGCGGTCGTATCGGAAATATCAAAGTCGATGTTCATACCAAGCGAAACGCTAGGCGTACCATTGGTGTAAAGGCTGGGCCGGGCGCGGGTAAAATACTTCTTAACGCCGCGATTGCCGAAATAGTTAAATGCTTGGATAGTTTGGGTAGCGATGTTGCTACCAGCATCCGAAAACGTATTAGTCCAAGCCTTGCCTACAAAACCATCACCGCCAAAATACGGATCATCCAAAAATGTTTCCCAGCAAAATGCGCCCCAGCCCGTAAATCGGCACCAAGACTTTGTGATGGTGTTCATCACATATTGCTCTTGCTGATTATCAGCTACAGGCACATTGATCCAAACGGCATTATTCTTGGCAGTATAATAAACCTGCCAACCTACCGCAGCATGGTTGCCGCCATATGTCGTAGTTGCTTCCGTAATAGCGCCTTGAATCTTGTCAGAGAGTGCTACACGGGGATCAAGCCTAGATGATTGCAATGACCCTGCCATAGGCATAAGGCCGTCATACGTCAAAATAAGAAGGTCGCCGCCCCATTTAAGAGTGCTGCGTCCGCCAATGGGCGACCCTAGTTTCCAAACACCGATAAGCGACCATGTGGACGCGCTTGCAGGATCAGTACCGCTATACAGGATGACTTCGCCATTGCTGGTTATGAAGGCAAGGTTATCGTCAACGCCATAGCCCGCATCAAGCGTCCAGGTATCAAGTGCCACAGCGTGACCACCGAAACGCGCAATGGATGAAAGGTCTAATTGTTGTGCTGCGCCACCAACTGAACTTGTTGGAAGATACCAAGCCTTGAGCGTTTTGCGATCAATAAACCAAACACGATTCTTAAATAAACAAATATTGCCTAATTTCGTGGTTGCAACGCCCGTAATACTGATTGCCCCAACGCTGGAAATACGAATCCATGTCGTTCCATCATAAAGCAATGGCTGATCAGGAGCGGCAATATTGACGGCATAAAGATAATTGCCGCCAACAGTCGTTACATTGATGTAATTCCATATACCGCCATTAAGGCCAGTAACCTTGGCTGCGCCTACTGTTCCGCCATTGCTTACATCATATAAATTACCTGAATCTGTAATGGCAAAAAGCGTCGATGTAGTGCCGCCAGAATATGCCATCAATGTTTGAACTTGGCCGCTTAGGCCAGTCGTATATTTTTGATATCCACCGCGCATCGTAAGGTTTGATACGGTAGGGAACATATTGATCATGGTTACAGCATCTGCTGGGTCCATATTTGCAAATGAATCTCGTGCGTTCCAACCGCCTATTGGTGCAGGAAGCGATTCCACATTTGCAATAGTCTGTTGAACCATACGGCGCGTATCCATCGTTTAACGCCCATAGCCGCTGTCAGGAATATTGTCGTAACCGATAAGGATATTTCCAGGTCTCGGCGCGAATGAGAGATTGGCTGCACTGGTATCCTGCGCCATAGCCGTCTCAAGCTCTGTAAGATAATCTCGGTAAAGCGCCGTCGTATCAAAGCCTTTGGCTTGAAAATACTTTAGCTTGGTTGTTAAAACCATAACCCGATCTGGATAGATGCAGGTATCGGTATCAAGCGTAAAGCTATTCTTTACGGTTCCATCAGCGGCCCTTGCCCAGCCCTTGCTACGGTATTCGTATCCAAGATATTCGTTGGTAGAAATTCCGGGCCAGATTTGAAAATAATTGCCATACAGACGCCACCGCATACGCGGCCCGGTGCTGATGTAACCGCTAAGTAGCCATTCCCATTGCTGGGCGTCTTCAGGGCCAAGCATTTCCCAATGCTTAGATTTGTCCCACTGAGTGCGAGGCACAATAGAATCATAATCATCTGGAAGGTCGTATTTTACTTTTTGAAAATAAACAACGCCGTCAGTAGCAGCCACAGTCGAATAGGTAGAAGCCGTCACTTGCGTAGCGGAATCAACGCTTTCGATGAAGGTGGCATTGGGAAAGCCGTTACCTACAATCATGTAGGTGGTGTCAAGACCACTGGTACTTGGAATACCAGTGATCTGACGGGTCGTTGTATTATACGTTCCAGTGGTTGTCGTATATTGCGTGAAAAAACTATTGGGCATTGTAAGTGCCCGCCAGTCATTTTTACGCAGCAATTCATAACCACCAGCGTTCATCAATGCGAGTATTTGGATAACATCCTGATTGGTGTTTCCCGCAACCGAAACTGGCGTTGGGATACCAAGTTCGTTAGTGACCTGCGTCACCAACTGGAGCATCGTACTCGGCATTTGTTTCTTCCTTCTTTGGCCGTCCTGGCCTACGAGGTTCTTCTGCCTTAACGGCTTGAGGCAATTGAGCCATAAGCACGGCCATTTGGGACTTTAGTTCATCAAGTTCGCTGCGGGTCTTTTCAAGTTCGGAATTGCTTTCGGTCTTATTCTTGGCCGAAAGATATTGCCTAGCCCGTTCCCGCATACCAAAGCCACCCATGCCAACACGCTGCATTTGAGCGTCCGAAGCGGTAGCAATTTGTTCCACCGTTTGGAACTTAAGAATATGCATTTCAGACATTTGCATATGGTTAAATTCTTTGGGTTGATCTTCATTCCACTTTTCTAAAGGCGTACCAATAAAGGCAGCGCCGGAGTTTTTAGATTGGAAATGTAGCCATTGGCGGGCAAACCGAGTCTTATGATCTTCCCGCAGAGGCTGTTCTACAATGTTTGTCTTGTCGCCTGGATTCATAATCCTAACAAAAATTGACCCCGGATAATCAGAGTCATAATTGTTTTCGTAAAACTCCACCATCATGAAGGAGTCGGCGTTAGAAACATCGCTATCCAAATTCATACATTA